ATGAACACGGAAGACACGCTGACATACTGGACGGCCTGCATGAAAGCGGCAGACCTCACACCGAAAACAATCAGAGAACGACTCATCTTCATCCGCCAGCTGGCCCGCGACATCGAGTCCCTGGAGACCGTCACACGCCGTGACCTGATCCACTGGACCGCCGCCCAGAACTGGTCCAACTCCACCCGCGTGCACCGCCGCTCGGGCCTACATACATTCTTCGCCTGGATGCAGGACGAACAGCTGCGCCTGGACAACCCCGCCTACCGGCTGCCGAGGGTCGCCACCCGGAAGCGCGAACCGAATCCCTTCAGCGTCGAAGAGATCAACGCCCTGCTTCAGTCCGGGATCTACCGGAAGACCCGCGTCATGGTCGCCCTGCACTATTACCTCGGGTTACGCGTCTCGGAGATCGCGGCCGTCAACGGCGCTGACATCGACTGGAACGTCCGCACCCTCAAGACCATCGGCAAGGGCCGCAAAGAGGCCACCCTGCCCGTCCCCGCCGCCGTCTGGCCCCTGTTCCAGCAGATGCCCAGGACCGGCTACTGGTTCCCCAACCGGACAGCCAACAAACTCCACGCCGCCGGCGAAGGCCACATCATGGGCAACAGTGTCTCCGGCCTGATCGGCGAAGCGATCAAACGCATGGGCCTCAAGCACCGGCCCCACGACCTCCGCGCTTCCCTGGCCACCGAGATGCACGAGGCCGGCGTCAGTGACTTCATCGTCCAACGCAGCATGCGGCACTCCAACATGGACACCACCACGAAGTACCTGCTGCTCCGACCCGAAGGCATCCGCCACGGCTTCGATCTGCTCCCGGTCCTCACCATCCCGGATCGCTCTGGCCGGCGCCGCGTCGCACCACCCGACGCCGCGCCCCTGGCAGCCTGACCAGTTCACTTGATGGGTAGTTGACGGGCACATGACAACCCAAAAAGGGCCGGACACCTTGACGGTGTCCGGCCCTTACGCATGTGCCCCAGGAGGGAATCGAACCCCCGACCGGCGGATTAGAAAGCCGCTGCTCTATCCCCTGAGCTACTGGGGCCAGGCGAACTACAGTCTAGAACGCGACGTACCTGCCACGCCATTCGTCCTCACCCGGTCGGCGCACGTCAGCGGCCGGCACCCAGCAGGCGAAGTGCTGGATGTTGTCGTCGTTCCATTCAATCGAAACCCATTCCTGGGTGTAGTGGGTGGCGTAGCCGTGGACCTCGACGGTGCCGCCGCCGGCCAGCGGGACTTGCGCGATGACTCTAGGCTCCGTCCCGGACGGGAATCTGCGAACGCTTCCAGCGACCAGCTGCGGCGTCGGGTTGGCGTGCTCGTAGGCGGTGCCGTCCAGCGTGAACTTGGTGCGTTTCTCGATTCGATCCACGAAACCACTTAACCACCAAGTGCCCCACCTCCGAAGAGATGGGGCGCTGGGTTTGGGTTTGGTCGCTAGGATTCGAGTTGTCCTATCCGCCCTTATGGGCGCAACGAAAATGAGGGGGAACCAGATGAGGGAAGTGTCGATGGAATCACTGCAGGCCCAGATCAAAGTCCTTGAGGACCGGGTCAAGGCGCTGGAGGCTACGTGTAAGACAGCTGTGAAGCCAGAGAACCTGGCGGCTACAGTCGCGAGGCGGCAGCAGAGCCTGGCAGTCTGACATCTGGGGGCTGTCCTGGGCGATGCCGTGCGATCTGCGGCGTCGCCCAGGACAGCCTTTTAGTTGGGGAACTTAACCGTGTCGAAAGGACCCCTTATCATTGGGGGCATGACTTTTGGGGAATCGCGTAAGCGTGTGCTTGTTTTGGTGCTGGCCATGGATGCCCAGCCGTGGCGGATGATCGAGGATAAAGGGCAGAGGGAAACATGGGCTGCCGAACCTCGCGCCGACGTTCCAGCGTTCTGGTTGTATGGCAGGACTGGGATGTCCAGCACCATGGCTAGGTACGCCCAGCGAGCGGTGCAGCGGTTCGCACCGGCTGCCGCCTTCCGCGCTTACAGCCGATTGGTCGGCACATGGTTAGCTTCCCGTCCAGTAAGGCTTGCTGGTGACCGATTGGTGACCGGGGTCCCGGAGACTTACCTCAACACAAACGCCAAGAACATGTCCGGGCTACGGCATTTACTTGCCACACTGGACTTCGATTACGTGTTCCGCACGAACACATCCAGCTATGTGAATTTGTCCATGCTGGAGGATTATGTGCAGGCACTTCCAGACACGGGCTTCTATGGCGGGTTCGTTGGCGAGCGTGACGGAACCAAATTCGCGTCAGGGACTTGCACACTGATGTCTCGGGACTTGGTCGAGTACGCGGTGAACGACCAGGCGTGGGAGTTCGGGCTGATCGATGACGTGGCGATGGGCCGCTCAATGGCGCGGGCGTCGGTGGAGGTCCAGCCGCTCAACCGCCTTGACGTACTGACCCCCGAAGACCTCAATGCGCTCACCTCCGGCGACCTTGAGGGTGCGTTCATTGTGCGATGCAAGAGCAGTGGTGGACGCGAGCACGACATAGAAGCCATGCACCGCGTCCACCAGCTCTATGCGGAGGAAGCGGCTACCAAGTAGTAAGCGCTGACCGCTTCCAGCCTGCGGGGGTCTTGTCGGCCGAAAGTAGCCCCTACAATTGGGGGCATGACTACTGGGGGACGTATGTACGACATTGTTTTTCTGGCGCTTGCCCGAGACTGCGCTAGGACGGTTCCTTCCGCGCTCCGGGCATTGGAATACTTCGATTCTTCGGGACTCTCGGTCCACGCGTTCATAGGGGAGAACGGGTCAAAGGACTCCACCCGCGAACTCCTGGACCATCACCTTGTGTCCGTGGTGGACACGTCAGCTATGGGGGCGGCAAGTAACCGCCTAGAGCGGATGGCTTTGGGCCGGCAGATCGTGGCTGACCATGCCAAGACCATGAACGCCCGTGCGTTCGCTGTGGTGGACCTTGATGAGCCGTTCTTGCGGTCGGTCAATGTCGTCCAGTTGCGGAGCGCTCTTGACCGGCTCGGGGATGCGTTCGCCGTCGCTGCGACAAGCGCGCCCACCTACTATGACCTGCTCGCGTTCGAGGACGGCGGCGAGGAGTTCATTGGCCTAGATGACCGGATCAGGGACTCCCAGCGCAACCCCGCCAGCTACTACAGCCTGTTCCGGGACACGATCTACCCGGCGCAGGAACGCCTGACGAGCGACGCCGACCTATGGTGCACGTCAGCATTCAATGGTTTGTGTATCTATGACGCGGACGCCTATCGGGCGGGAACGTACCTGCCCGCCGTCCCCGGCCCGTGGATTTGCGAACACATCACGTTCAATCGGAGTGTTGCAAATGCCACGAGCCGGGGAATGGTGGTTGATCCCGCATTAGTGCTGCCGATGCCTGCCGAGCACGGGCGGCGGACTTTGCCGGGTTTCGTGTGGCAGCGGGTGCAGAAGCTGCCTGGCAAGGTCTTGGCCCGGCTCGGGGGTTAGCGGGGTCTAGCTGGTGCGTGCGGTGAACATTGTGAAGCGTACTGCGCCGGTCGTGTCTTGCATGCCCACCTTTGTCCCAGATGCTAGTGCGGCGTCCGTGACCGTGGCAACCAGTAGGTTGTTCAGGTACAGGTCGATGGTGGACCCAGCACACCGAATCCCCATGGACATGCCAGACGAGATGGTCCCGGCGGGGCTGGCTAGGTCCGTTGCCGCCCCGGCGACTACCTTCTGTAGCTTGAGCACCCCGTTAAAGATGCCGAAGCGGTAGAAGTTGGAGGCATCCGCGTACCGGGCGATGATTGTTTTTGTGTTTGCAGTGTCAGGGTAGGTCAACGTCACGTTGGCCCAATGGTCCACGGCGCCGGTTTCGATGGTGGCGATGTTATTTGTTACCGTCTGCCCCTGCCCTGCCTTGCTGGCGACCTTCCAGCTACCGGAGGACGCGGTCCATGTCTGCCCGGTATTGGCGTTGCCGAGCGCCGTGGGGTTATCGGCGCGGGCGAACGTGTCCCCGACAATCCAAGGCGGGATGCCGTTGACCGCCTGAATAACCGAGACCTCGCCACGGGAAAGGGCCAGTTCACTGGTGAGCGCAGCCACCTCGATCCGGAGCTGGTCGAAGCGAACGAAGGTCCGACCGATAATGTTGCCCGATGCGCCGAACGTTGCGCCGCCGATCCACGCATCCCACCCGGCAATCCCATCCTTGACGGCAGGCACGAAACAGGACTTGTAATAGGCCGCGTCCCACTGCCCCGGGACGCGGGCAATCAGCGACGGGCCTGCGGTGAAGTTCAGACCGTCGTTGGACACGGCAGCCCACAAGTATCCGCCGCCCGATCCGCCATCCTGCACGAGGGCCTGCCATTCGCCGCCAACCTTGTGGACGTCGATATGCCACGGGTCGCCCGCGTTGCCGGTGACGGTCACGTTCTCGACAGTCGCAGTGGTGGTCCCAGCGAGGGTGGCTGCCTTCACCCTGACGATCCGTCGCGGGGTCGGGACGATGTCCACGGCGTACACGGTCCACCCGTTCGCGTCCTTAATGTAGGACGGGGAAACGAGACGTCGGGTGGCGGGTACGTCATCGCGGACCATTGTCCGCGCAGTCCAGATAACGCCGTCCGTGCTGGTGCGGTAATAGTGCCGGTCCCGGCTCACGATGCCGTCCCAGGTGCGCCAGAACAAGTACATGGTCGCGCCGTCCACGAACAGGTACGGGTCGGAGTTGTACCCGTTCCCCGGGCTGGGGTAGGTCGGTTCGACAGGGTTGGTCAAACCGGCCGGGACGGCCCAGGTGACGCCGTCCTGCGAGACGACAATGGACGGGTTTTCCAGTGCCGCGTCCGCGCTGGTGTACGGGGTCATGCCCATCCAATATTTATAGCCGTTCCAGCCGTCAGGGTTGAAGTACACGGACGGGTGCACGACTACCCCTGACCCGTCGTAGGTCGGGATGGTCTGGAGGGTTGCGCGGGGCGCGTAGGCAATCGCCGCGTTGGTGATCGCGTGGGACTTGTCCCCGGCTTCGCCTTTGGTGGCATAAGTGGCAGAAAGATCACCAACTGAAAGCCGCTGCGGCAGGTCCGACTCCTGCAGCGTGACGAACCCCGTCCGGCCGCCGAAGCCCAGGACCGCCGCCGACGGAGCCGTCACCGGGATGGATACCGGCCCGTCCGGGACCAGGTCCAGATCGATCGGGCCCGACTGCCCCAGCAGCGGCTTCAGGTTCTTGGACCAGTCGATCGGCCGTTCGTTGCCGAACTCCCAGGACGCGCTGATCTGGAAGGCGAAGTCCGTCACCGCCGCTCCGGTCGAGTCGATGAACCCGGGCTGGTCGATGAACGGCACCTGGAACTGGCCGAGCTGGCCGGCCTCCGCGGTGAAGGAGTCCGAGAACTCCGGAAGCGGCTGGCCGGTCGCCGCCCAGATCACGCGCGACGTCGGCTTGACGGTCACCTTCGTGACGACGTCCTTGCCGGTGGCGGTGAGCGGGATGCCGAACGCAACCGTGGCCAGCTGCATGCCTGGGGGAAAGCCCATGGAAAAGCTCCTACTCTGCCCGGTGTTCGGGCGCGTTGTTCGGGGACGTCACACGTTCAATGGCCGGGCTGACACCGGTGGGTTTCCAGAGCGTCTTGTAGCTGGTGCCGGCGGCGAGGAAGATCAGCAGCGCCAGCCGGAAGATATCCCCGGCGTTGAACAGGCCCAGCACGTAGGCGGTCACGGCAGCGACCACCAGATAGAAGCCGAAGGCCACCAGGGACTGGGTCCGTTCGGACCAGCGCGACTGCTGGATGGTGCTGATCACCGGAGGGCTGAAGAAGCCCACGGCGAGCGCCCAGAGTGCGGGTGTTCCGAGGTTCAGGAACTCATTCACCGGGGCCTCCCGTAGTGATGGTGAGCTTGAGGCCGGCCAGCTTCTCGGCGAAGGCGGCGTACGCTGCCTCTGCGACGGCCGCGGCGTCGGGTCCGGGCGCGGCCTTCACCGCGTCCACGATGCCCCGCACAGCGGCCAGCAGGGTCTCCCTGGTGGCCGTGTGCTGGTAGTTGACGTAGCTGAGCACCGTCTCGGGCGTGGTGGCGCCGGCCTGCAGCTCGCCGGTGACCTCGTGGCGGTTGTCGATGGGGTGCTTCCATGTCGCGGCGACGGTGGCCTTGGGCACTTCCTTGACGATGTGATCGCGGGTGACGTCGTGCATGGGCTGGATGACTTCGGCCACGCGAGCAGCAATGTTGTCAACGTCTTCTTTGGATAGTGGCATGTCTTCCTCCAAGGGTGTGGTGGTGCCCTGCGGGGCGAGCCCGCCCAGGCGTGGGCGAATGAAGCCGATGAGTCCCTGGCGTGGGAGGCTCTGGATCGTGGTGGGCCCGGACGTCCATTCGGGGTACGGGTTATCGGCGCGTGATGGCGTGCTGTTCAGGGACATGACCTGCAGCCAGGAACCTTTGTCCAGTACCAGCACCGCGACGTGGGTCGCTGGGTACCAGACCTTGTTGGAGTCGCCCCACACGCAGATGTCACCCGGCTGGCCTGTCTCGTTGGGCCCGTGGAGCGTGTACGCGGCGGCAATGGCGGCGGTCTGCGGGAAGCAGTCCACCATGTTGCCCGCCCACCCTGGCCAGCGGCCCTTCTTCGTTGCGGTGTCTCCGGTGTTGATGACGGGCAGGCCGAGGAACTTGGACCAGTTCGCCGCGAGGTCCCAGCACTGTGCACCGAATCCCTTGTTCTGCGGGTTCCAGTCCTCGTTGATGTACTGGCCCTGCACCTGCGGAATCCATGTTCCCAAGCTCTCCGTGATGGCGATCATGGGGTGATCCCTTCCGCTGTGCAGGTGTAGGTGCTGGACCCTGGCGGGTTCGGCGTGCAGGTGTACGTTGTGCCCGTCCGGTCCGTGAAGGTGATGGAGCTGGGGGTCTGGCCGTCGGAGCCCGTAGCGCCCGGCGGCCCCGGCTCGCCTGCTGGTCCAGCCGGACCGGGTTCGCCCTGCGGGCCTGCCGGGCCGGGGATGGTCGAGTCGGCGCCGGGCAGACCATTGGCCCCGTCGGTTCCAGATGCTCCTGCTGCGCCCTGCGTGCCCGCGGTACCGGGTTCGCCTCCGGGCCCGCCCGGACCCGGAGGCCCCGGCGGGCCAGGCTCGCCGTCGAGGCCATCCCTGCCAGCTGCCCCGGTGTCGCCCTTCGGCCCGGGGATTGATTCGGTGGGGTTCTCCTGCACCTGCGTGGCTTTGGCGCAGACGTCGCGGTTGTCCAGCAGCAGGCTGCCCTGGTCCTTGCAGATCCTTTCGAGATCCTGGGCAAGGGTGGCGGCGTTCGACTGCGCGGTGTTCCGGTCCTGCGTCGCGGCCCACTGGTTGAAGCCGAGGAAACCGACGCCGGCGGCGATGGCCAGGACGCAGAGGAACATCAGCCAGCGCGGCGGGAACTCCCGGTAATCAGTACGTTCTGTCATTGCTCGCCTTCCTCTTCGTCCCGGCCCTCGGCTTTGCGTAGGTCGGCCCGTAGATCTCGGTTCTCCTTGCGCAGCGCGGCGACGTCCTCACGGAGCGCCTTCTGAATATCCGCATCGATCCTGCGGAAAATGAGGTACAGCCCGAGGGCTCCACCTGTGGACAGCACAACGCCGCCGATGGTCTTGATGAGATCGAGAATCCCAGCATCCACACGTCTGGTCCTCCCTTAGTAGATGCCACTGGTCTGGTAGCTGAACGCGATTTCGAAGTAGCTTCCCGCCGCCGCCGAGACCGGGACATCGCCCGGGGTTTTGATCGGATCGGACGCGATCCAGACCGAAGCGGCGCCGCCGTCCTCGAACACCGTCAGGTGACGGATGGAACCCGAGGTCGGGATGTAGATCCCCGATCCGAGATACTTGGATTCCCCACCGGAAACCGGGTACCCGGGCGGCAGCGGGCAGTGAACGATCGAGTTGCCGAGTGACGCGGCGGAACCAAACGTGGCGCGGGAGCGGACATGCACCCGGTCACCGTCCACCCAGTACGTGCCGGTCAGTGCGCCGCCCGTGCCGAAGTCCGCGATGCCCGTCCAGATGGGCACATAGGCGGTGCCGATCGGTCCGGTGGACCAGCGCGTCCCGGTCCACCAGAAGGGCCGGCCGCCGAGGTCCAGGCGACTGATCCGCAGGCCGACCGGCTTGCCCGTGATCTCGTCCCGTTCGGTGGTGTTCCTGACGGGTATCGGCGCGCCGCGTGCTGCGGTGTGCCGCCAGACCTGTGCGATCGTGTTGGAGCCGCCGTTGGTTCCGGTGGTCGTGGCGAAGATCCGCGCCTCGGCGAGGACGTAGGCGCCGGCGGGAAGCGAGCCTGTGGGCTTGGTCGGGGACGCCGCAGCGGTGCCCTGCACCACGTCCACGACGGCGGCGTTGTCGGCGTCGCCCTTGGCCTGGTCGTTCTGCTTGATGTAGATCAGGTCCCAGCGGGAGTTTGTCCCGGGAGCAGCGGTGGTGGGGACGTTCGTCGTCCCTGTCAGGGTCGGGGTGTAGACACCCTCGGCTGCCGTCCGGCTGATGACCAGGGCCGCGGGCCCGACGTCGTAGGACATGTCTGCCCGTCCGACGACCAGCAGATCGGTGGCCTGTCCCAGCACGCCGGAGCGGGGCACGCCCGGGGCGTTCTCCGCGTACTGCCCGGCCAGCTGGAGCCTGTGTTCTGTGGTGGTGGTGCCGACGCCCGCAATGGGTGCAACGCCTGGTCCTCGGTTGACCGTCATAGTGTTCCTCCCATAGCTTCGACCGCAGCCTGAAGGGCGGCGATCTGTTCGGTGTGTTCTTTGAGCTGGCGGTCCTGGTCCTTGGCCACGTCCAGCAGGGCCAGTGCGAGGAGGTCATAGCGGATGCCGTCGATCTGGTCGTCGTACCAGACCACGATCTCGGGCACGAGCTGGTGGACTTCCTCGGCGATCAGCCCGTATTCATCGGTTGCCCCGGTGACCATCTGGTCCGGGCCTTCCTGCCCTTCCGGTGTGGGAATCCTGACCGGCTTGCGGTCGAAGATCTTCGGCTCCAGCTGGAGCACCTTCGCAGGGTCTACGCCGTAGGGCCTGACGTTCTCCTTGTACCGCATGGAAGAGGTGTTCTTGCCCAGGTGGTTGCCGCCGTCGTTGCCCACCCACACGGCGTAGAACGTCGTGCCGGCCACGTTGTTGTTGAAGGCGTAGGCCGAGCCATCGGCGAGCGCCACGGTTGATGTGACGTCGCTGCCTGCGTGGGTGTGGGCGGTGGGTGCGAACGTTGTTGGCTTGCCGGTGACGGCTGCCCAGGAGGTGGAGGCGCCGGTGACGAGTTTGACCCAGACGCTGTTGATGTCGTCCCATATCTCGCCGCCGAAGTTGCCGGGGTCCGAGAGCAGTTCGCCGAAGCGGGCCATTGGGGTGCCGGCGGCGTCCTTGATGACGAACGTCCCGTCGGAGGTCTGGAAGATCCCGACGGTGTCGCCGGCTGCGTTGACTGTGCGGAACCCGTTTTCGTCCACGCGGATTCCTCGGCCGGTGTCGTCCGAGATGGACATCGACCGTTGCGGGGCGCCGCGTTCCATCTCGGATGTCCTGCGCTGGTGCGCCTTGTCGTTGTCGCTGATCCGTTTGCGGGGGTCCGGGTCGGGGATGGAGCGGGGTGCGTCGGTGGCCATTACACTCCTGCCGGCATCGGGGCTGGTGTCAGCGTGACTGTCTCGGTGTTGTCCCCGTCGATGGCCATCAGCCGGACCCGCCGAACGCCGGCGGCAATCATTGGGTTACCCTTCGGGACGGTGATCTGTGCGAAGTCCCCGGGTGAGTAGTTGCCCAGCAGGGGGCTGGTGTTGGCTCGGACGGTGAGGTCCCACGTTTCAATCGGGCGGCGGGCCAGAGCTATGGCGTAGTCGGCGTGGCCTTGCAGGATGTCGAGGTCTTCGACGTCCTTTGACGCCGCGTCGGCTTCGGTCCACGGGTAGTCGGCGTTCTGGATGAGATCCAGATCCTGTGCGGTTGCGAGTTTCATCTCCAGTTCCGAACCGGCGCCGGGCTGCCACACCCTGTCTGCCATCCGTGAACCGTCTGACTTGACGCCGATATCGGAGACGCCGGACTCGTCCACTGACCCATCCCAGATCCAGTCATCCCCGCTCTGGTACAGCAGCGGGGACGACGGGGAACCGTGGGTCATGACCCACTCAATGCGGGTCGGGTCGGCGGCGTTGTACCGGGGCCGGAACGCGATGTCAGGTCCGTCCTGCACTTCGGTCAGTTTCCGCAGCAGGTCCCCGACGTAGGGCAGTTCGTAGCCCTTGTAGTGCCGTTCGTTGCTGCCGGTTTCAACGATGTCTGGGAAGACGATGGGCAAGCCGGGGTTGTACGGGTTCCCGACGATGGAGAGCCGGACGATTTCGCGGGCGATGCTGCCGAGCGAGAGGCCTGTCAGGTCCAGGCTGCTGCGCGTGACCGGCGTGCCGGCGATGATCTGTGCCCAGTTCAGAGCCTTGGTCTTGTCCAGGATGGACCAGAGCCCTTCGGCACCGAGTTTCAGTACGCCGGTCCTGGCGGAGTAGTCCCTTTTCCAGATGGGCCCTGCCTCAAGGATGGTGTTCCCATAGGCAAACGCCAGGTAGTTTTTCTTCTCGGCGGTGATGTTCCGCAGGTCCTTGGTGAGGAGTTCCTCGGACAGCGCCCTGGTCGTCAGGTCCAGCGGGCCGGCCCCGTTGAGCCGGACCCCCCATGATTGTGATGCGGCCGGCAGGTCGGCGGTGATCCGGCCTGTGACCATGTTCCCGATGAACACCCGGAACCCTGGGGCTACCACCATGCAGGTCTCACCTCCGCGATCATCTGGGCGCCGGTGGAGCCGGTCGCCTCGAACAGCCACGTGCCGGACGTGTTCCGGGCAAGCCGTGTCCATTCCCGGACGGTGAGTTTCGCTGACCGGTCCGCGTATCCCTCGAGGAGGACGGACCCGTCAGAGGTATCAAGCCGGACGGTTTGCCCCAGGAGAACAGGATCGGAATAGACCAGCCTGTTGCCGGACTGCACGTGCGTGATCGAGAACCCGAACGGCATGTCCGTGGTCCCCGCCGAGACAGTGAAGGCCGGGGCCGTGTCTGCCGTCCCGGTGTTGACCAGGGTTACGGTCCCGGGGTTGCCGGCCGCTCCGTAATCCAGCGGATCACCGAGCGGGTACTCCAGCCCACCGCCAGCAGTGGACACACCCGTCACGGCGTTGACCGGTGCGCCGTACTTGCGTGGCTTGGGGCAGATGAACTGGATCTGATAGGTCAGCGTGGTGTCGTTCTTGTAACCGATCTTCGGCTCAGAGAACAGGTACGTCCCGCAGGACATCGGAACCGTTGCCGTGTCCGTAACCTCCAGTACGCCCGCCAGCCCGTCAGCGAGGACCGCCGCCAGCTGCTGTTCGGCGAGCGCGGTGACCTCCTCTGATGGGCAGGTGGCGTCTCCCTGGATGGTGACCAGGCGGGCGTCCCGCCAGCCGCGTTCGGAGAACTCGCCGTGTGCGTTCATGCGTGCGGCGCGTTCCCTGTGCACGGCCGGGCCGTCCTTCCACCCGGGGATGTCATCGAGCCAGAGGGTGTACCCGTCGGGGCTGGTCCAGCCGTCTTCGCTGAAGGTCAGCCCGTCCACGGTTACTGTGCGGGTTCTTGTCATGTCACCCTCTCCACAAGATCTGTTCGGCGGTAGCCCGGCCGACCAGTTCCGGGTCCGTGCCGGGCGGGGCCTGGACGTTGATGGGGCGCTGGGTACGGATGACGTCGATCAGGTCATCGATCGTGGACCCACCGCCGGCTGTGCGGCCGCCAGCAGTACTGCTGCTGCCGAACCCGCTGCCTGCCCCGAACTCGGGGACGGTGACCAGGCTGGACATGCGGTCATCGATCCGGCCTTGGACGCGGCCGACGCCGACGAGCACGCCCTCGCCGATGTTCTCGCCGAACCCGGCGAAGACCGTCGACGGGGAATGGATGCCGAGCGCGACCTTGAACGGTTCCACGATCCAGCCGGGCAGCAGACCGAGGAAGAAGTTGCCGATGGTCCCGGCCAGCGATTTGATGCCGTCGAACAGTCCGTTGACGATGTTCACGCCGGCGTCCCACAGCCACCGGCCCGCGCCGGACAGGGCACCGGTGATGGTGCCCCACAGCCCGGAGAAGAACCCGCCGACCTGCCCGATCATCCCGGACACGCCGGACACGATGTTTCCCCAGATGCCGCCGAGGAATCCAGCGACCTGCCCGAAGACGCTGGTGATGAAGTTCCAGGCTGCGGAGAACCCGTTGACGATGGTTCCCCAGACGGCGCCTACCGCGCCGGAGATGACGGCGACGATGTTGTTCCAGACCCCGCCGATGAATCCGCCGACGGCCGTGAACACTTCAGAGATGAATCCCCACACGGCAGAGAAGACCGCAGAGACCACACCCCACACCGCCTGCAGCGCCGCCGTGATTACCCCGACGTACCAGTTCCAGACGCCGCCAATGAACGCGCCGATGGCTGTGAACACTCCGGAGATGAATCCCCACACAGTAGTGAAGACGGTGGAGATCACACCCCACACCGCCTGCAGCGCGCCCGTGATGATGCCGACGTACCAGTTCCAGATCCCGGTGAAGAACCCGCCGATGGCCGTGAACACGGCGACGATGTTGTCCCAGATCGCTTGCATCTCGTCGCCGTGCTCCTGGACGAACGCCTTGATGATGTTGCCTACCAGGCTGGTGATCCAGTTCCAGACGCCGGCGATGAAGTTGCCGATGTTGGTGAAGATCGCTGTGATGAAGTTCCACACCCCGACGATCCCGTTGACGATGGGATCCACGAATGCGTGGACGCCGGCCGTGGCGGCGGCCACGATCCCGGCCCACACGCCGGCGATGAAGGACCCGATGGTGGACCAGGTTGAGTTCCAGAAGCCGAGGAACCCGCCGATGATGCCCTGGATCCAGCCCATGAAGCCGCCCCACACGTCGCCCAGGAAGCCGACGAAACCGTTCCAGACGTCCTGGGTCCAGCCGATGAAGCCACCCCAGACGCCGTCCCACCATCCGAAGAACCCGGCCATGACGCCTTGGAACCAGCCCACGAACCCGGCCCAGGCCTGGGTGAGGAACGCTACGACGGTGTCCCAGTTCATGACCAGGGCGACGATCGCGGCGATCAGCGCCACGACCCCGATTACGATCCATCCGATCGGGCTCACGGCCATGACCATGTTCACGACGGCGATCACGGCCGCGAGCGCGCCGAGAGCGATTACTGCGGGGACGATGACGGGGGCGAACTGCTGGAGCCCTTCGAGGATTGGCGTCAGAATGGGCAGCATCTGGGCGCCGAGCTGCCCGAGGGTCGTCTCGGCTTTGCGCTGCAGCTCGGTGAACGCGGCGCCCGGTCCGGAGTGGAGCTTCTCCCCGAGGGTGGCCGCTGAGCCTTCCACGGTGCCGAGGGCTTCCTGGGAGTTGAGCAGGGAGTCAATGAACTTGGGAATTTCGGCGGTGCCCAGATCTTCGATAGGTGTTCCGAAGAGCGCGAGCGCGGCCTGAGACTGCTGGGCCGGGTCCTTGATATCGCCAAGCCCCATGATGATCTTGTCGAACGCTGCCCGGGCGGTGTCGCCGCCAGCCAGCAGCTGGTTGGTCATGTCTGTCTGGTCCATGCCCAGCGATTCGTAGGCGCCGGACGTTGCCTTCGACATGTCGGTGGCGCGGATGGTGAATTCCTTTAGCGCGTCGCCGGTCTTATCGATGCCGTAGGCGCCCTTCGCCGAGGCGTCTGCGAGCAGCGTCATGGCCTCGCCGCCCGACATCCCGAGGTTGGCGAACATGGGGCCGTACTCGTCCACTGCGTCCAGAACGTCCTCGCGGACGTTCACCGGGACCTTGGCCAGGGTAGCCGCCAGCAGATCGGCAGCTTCGACGCCGTCCTTCGCCAGACCGGTGTTGATCATCTGACCGGCGACCTGCGCCGCCCGGCCGACGTCCATCCCGAAGGCTGCGGACAGGTCCATCACCTTGGACGTAACGGACTGGATGTCCGCCTGCGATTGCCCGGACAATCCCTTGATGGAGGAAAGGGTGGCTTCCACTCCGGCGGTGACGCTCTCGAAGGAATCGCCGTACCCGTCCGCGTACATCTGCCCTGCCGCCTGCCCGGCCGCCGCAGCGGCCGGGCCGGTAAGGTTCAGGCCCGCCGTCATGGTCGAGGTAACCGAGTCCATGTTGATGGCGGTAGTCAGACCGGACATCAGCGCTGCGCCCGCGATGCCGCCGGCAGCCGCCGCCGTCATCGGGGAGAACAGCTTCGCTGTCGCCTTGGATCCTGCCGCGCCGAGCTTGCCAGCCATGGTGTCGGCAGAATCAACTACGTCCTGGAATGTCTTATCGACGCCCTTGGACGTGGCCAGAATGTCGAACAGCAGCTGCTGGGTTGCCACCAGGGACCGCCTTCCTTATCGTTTCCGGTTCTTGTCCTGCTGTTCTTCCCAGGCGGCAGCGTTCGCAACGAACTTGAGCCACATCAGGTAAGGCAGGTCCCAGACGTTCAGCGGTGTAATGCCGGGCCAGACGTGCGAGATCGTGGTGATCCATCGGTAGATGGACGCCTCGATGTCGTCAGCGTCTTCTAGCTTGTTGCTCTGGCTGGCTCGTCGCCCGGAACGGTATCCGTCCGGGCCACCGTAGGGTCCTCCGCCGCGACCTCCTCGTCGGCTTCGAAACCGATCTTGGAGAGGGGGAAGTCGTTGGCTTCGGCCACGGTCACGGACTCGCCGGCGTGGCGCTTGCACAGCCAGACCATGGCCTGGAGTGCGAGCAGGTTCTCTGCGTCTTCGAGGAAGTCCAGCGGGTCAGCCGCCGCGCCGTTCTTCGGGGCGTTGTCCTGCATGCGCTGGAAGGCGTCCCGCAGTGACTTGATGCCGATGCCCGGGTGACCGTCGCCTTTGGTCTGCAGCTTGAGGGTGTACAGGTTCCGCAGGGTCGCGCCCTGGATGGCTTCCTGCAGGGGATACTTCTTGTCTCCAACAATGAGCTTCACGCTTTTACCCTTTTCCGTTGAGTGCGTCGTCGATCGCCCTGAGGGCTTTGTCTTTCGCGTCGATGCGTCCGCGCTTGATCGGCTCCCACCAATAGGGCTGGCCGAACTGCGAGACGAACGTCTGCTGAATTTTGTCCGGGTCATGAAACACGGGGTGCCGGATGACTTGCTTGTTCCAGCCCTTGACCATCACGCCGCCGACGGACTTGTCCGCCCGGATGCTGATCCCTGACCTGGTGGCGCCGGCGACGACGCGGGTCTTCAGTGACGCCTTGACCCGGTTACGCATCCCGGTACTGCGGGAACGGGACGCGGCTTCGGCTTTGTAGACGTTGACCGCCCGCAGGTAGACCTTGCCGGTGCCGCCGCGCTTGACCTTCTTGACCCGCATCCCGGCCTTGCGAGCCACTCCAGGCTTGGCCCCGGAGAGGATGGCCTTCTGATCCTTGATGATGTCGTCGCCCACGCCGCGGAGGCTGCGGCGCAGGTTGCGCTGCACAGCGGGCCCGATCTCCTTGGCTCTCGCCAACGCCTCCAGAATGTTCGGGGAAGTGATGGTGATCTCCGGAAGATCAGGCCCGCCGCCGCGCTGCTCCCCGGAGCGTGCCATTAGATCGTGGCGTCGGTCGTGACCAGGGCGACGTAGACCGGCGAGCCAGCAACCAGACCGTCGAGGACGGTGAAGTCGATCGACTGCTTCACGACCGATCCGCCGGCGGACTTGGGCAGTTCACCCTCGAGGCGGATCTCCGGGAAGTGGAACTGCAGCGCGTACTTCGCGGACGTACCGATCGTGGTCGTCGAGAGGAACGTCAGCGTCAGGCCGAGCGCCGTCTGGTTGAGGTAGGCATCGCGGAGGATGGTGTCCGAGTACTCCGCGGTGACCTTGCCCTTTGCGTCAGCCAGGCCGACGACGGGCTTCCGGTTGCGCTTGCCGGAACCACCGAAGGTGAAGCCGCCGTCATCGATCTTGTTATCGAACGAGACGGAGAAGTCTTCGATGGTGGCCGCCACGGTCCCGCCGGTCGCGAGCGCCGTCGCCGTCGGTGGAGTCTGGGATCCGCCGATGGTGATCGCGCCCTCAGCGAAGTGGAACAGCTCGCCGCCGGCAACGTAGGACGGTGCCGCATAGCCGACGTCGGTCTTGACTTCCTTCGCGTCCCACGTGGTCTTCAGCTTCACGATGTCAGCGTTGGATGCCGAGAACTCACCCGAGGTGCAGACCGCGCCGAGGAACGTCATGGCCGTGGCCGCGCCGCCGCCCAGTGTGGGGATGCCCTTCTGGATGGTGTAGGAGTTCAGCGGGTCCGTGGTCGTCGGGGTGTAGAGCTGCTGGAAAACACCGGCCTGACCAGGCACCGCAGTGGACACACCGTTACCGAACAGCGCCTCCAGCAGAACGCCCAGGCCCTTGCTAACCAGCTCGACGTTGAGGTCACCGCCGGCGGACTGCTTGGCGAGGACGCGGCGGGCCGAGCGTGCAAGTCGGGAACCGACACGCATTCCGGCGCCCTGGACGAACGAGGGGTTCCACGCGAAAGACTCGTCAATGAACTCGGGAAAGCGGTCCACGGTCACCGCCGTGCCGTACGTGGTTTCCTTCTTCAGGCCCACGGAGCAATCAAGCTGGGTCGTCACTGGTCTTCACCCTCTCCTTCGCCGCTGGCTGGGGTGCCTGCGTCTTCGTTGTCGCCGTCGTGGCTCGCTGCCCCGTCGCCGTCCTGCTGGGCCGTCAGCGAGGCGGCCAGCGTCTTGGCTGCCTTGTCTGCTGGCTGGTAGTTGTCGGACTGGAGAAGCAGGACACGTGCCTGGTCCTCGGTGGTGTCGAATACCTCGCCGGCATCGACGACTCTGCGAAGCAGGGGAACGTCGAGCGCGCCGAGCGGGGATATGTTCTTGAGTTTTGGCATGGTGGTCTCCTAGGCTGTGATCCGTGCTTTGGCTGTGAATGTTGCGGCGATGTCCGTTGCCATGCCTTCGTCAGTTACTTCCGTTTCGGATTCGTATGACGTCAGCACGCATTCCCTGACAGCGCCGCCGAGAGTGGTGTCGTCCATCCGGACAAGGCGTTCAATCAGCCGCAGCAACTCCGTGCTGCGTTCGGATGTTGCGAGCGCAGCATCTTCGTCCCCGCCCAGGGCGCAGGAGATCACCACTTCGAGGGTGAGTGTTTCCTCGCGGCTCCGGTTGGTGCTCATCGTGGCCGCTGCTTGCCCCGAGGACACGCGTCCGAAGGAGACGATGTCCTCGGGGTTGTAGGTCGTCGGCGGGCCGAACACCACGTACACGTGTTCGGTTTCGTAGCCCGTGGCCATGAGTGTCTTGACTGCTTGGTAGAACGCCTTCTTGAAAGCGAGGCCGAGCGTCGCCTGGGTGAGATCCATCAGGCGAACCCGCCCATCTGCTCATGCGGCGCGCATAGCTCCATGACCCTGCGGGGGACCGCGTATCCGGAGGGGGTGAAGGCCTCACCATCAGATGCCGAGCCGCGGACATTGCCACCGGAACCCTGCATCCCGCCCTGCCACCAGAAGCGGACCAGCTCACGCGCAGCCAGCCTGACGTTGGGTGGGATCTCCGAACTGCCAATCCGGTACGTGATGACCAGATCCCCGCTAGGGAAAGCGGTCACCGCCGTCCGCGTGCCGCAGTAGATGATGCCGGACACCAGGTCCGGGACGTAGTCCACAACCGGGACGCTGTCTGCCGTGATGCCAAGGATCTGGTTCGGTAGATGCGGGAGGACCACGGTCGAGCCGCCGCCCCAGGTTGTGAACGTCTTCGTGGCCGCGAGCATCGGGCCGGTGATGTCTTCGATCACCGGCGTTGCCGCTGCCACGTACAGGCGCAGGTCCTGCGCCTTGGCAGGATCAGCGTTGGCCGGCAGCCGCAGACCCGCCAGCACTTCATCCAGGGAGATGAGGAACTGCGGGTCTGCGGGCCACACGTCCAGCACATCCGTGTAGGCGCCGGAGCCGCCCGCCGTCCAAGACAGCAGGTACCTGCCAGCCATGGCCGGGACGAACTGCGCCTGTGTGGTTTCCCTGTAGCCGGTCACCGTCGGGGCCGGGTCCAAGGTGGTGCCGTCCGGCCGCTTGACCGCGAGCGCGTAGGGTCCGGTGTCCGGCGCGGTGGGCCACTTCACCGTAGCCAGTGCGCCGAGGTCAAGGGATGCCATTACTTCTTAGCCGTGGCTTTCGCTTCGGCGTCGGCCGCTGCTTTGGTTTCGGCGGCTGTTTTCGCTTCTGCTTCGGCTTTGGCCTGCGCCTCGGCGTCCGCTGCTGCAGTTTCCTGTTTTGCGGGCAGACGTCCCTGGGGAGGTTCTGAGCGCTGTTCCTGCTCGGTGTTCGGCTGCTCGCCCTTGGCCTGTGCACGGAGCCATGAGGCCAGCTCCTTGTCGTCCTGGCTGGCGGCGCGCCCGGCGATCGACTCGTAGGATTCGCCGGTGGACTCGTGGAGTTCGATGTAATTCTGTTTGATCGCGGGATCGATCGGTGCCATGGTGCTGCTCCTTTGGAAATGTGGGAATTGCAGGGGGCACCGCGGGGCAGGAGATGACTCCTGCCCCGCGGGGTTTGTCCGACCTAGAAGGTCGGGGCCACCAGACCGTAGGTGGCCACGGTGTCCAGGCCACCGATCTTGGCGCTGGCGGTCGGGTACCGCTCGGCCGTGAATGCCGCGTAGCTGTACACCACGACATCGACTGTGAGCTGCGTGCCCTGGCGCTGTTCGAAGTTCAGCTGGCGGGGCAGCCCGTCGCCTTCCTCCCACAGGTGCAGCTCGGAGGTATCAAGCGAAAGCGTGATGTCCTCCACGTTGGTGCCGACGTTGATCGGGATGTTGACGTCGGACAGGACCGGCAGGCCGGAGGAGTGGACGCCGACGAAGTACGGGGCGGTGGCCCCGTTGTCGGAAGTCTCGCCCGGCTTGTTGATGATGCCGGCGGCGTTGAAGTTCGGCACCGTGTTGGCGGTGACAATCGGGCGGCCGGCGGAATCGTACTCGCCGGTCAGCCAACCCCAACGGCGGGGGTGCATGACCAGGACCTTGGCGAAGATGCCGCCGCCGCTGGTGGCCACTGCCGTGTTGGCGCCGGCAATCTTGCGGCCGTAGTTGGCTGCGGACGGCACTGCTCCGAATGCTGTCGCTGCGCCGATCCCTGCCGTGTTGAGGATGCCCTTCATCTGGCCGGACGAGCCGGTGCCGTTGATGATCTGGGAATCCACCTGCGCAGCGTGGGCCCGGGCGAGGTCCAGGTAGAGGATCTCGTCCGTCTTGCTGCCGCGCTCGAGCGACTGGCGGGATACTTCCTGCCGTCCCATGAGCGTGCGGACCGGGACCGTCAGATCAGCGAACACGACGTCGGTGTTGGAACCGGCCGTGTTCTCACCGTTCTGAACAGCGACGGATCCGCCGGTAGTCCCGCGAGGGATAACCAGGTTCATGCCTTCGGCCGGCAGCTCGTGGCGGTTGACGATGTCCGCGAGCGGACGGCCAGCACGCAGCACCGGGGCCGTGAGGTCAATCAGGTACTGCGGAGTGACCAGGCCTGCGAAGCTGCCCGTGGTCAGGGCACGCTCGGTGAGCTCGCCTTCAACCTCGACCTCGCGGGCGTGGCGGTCCAGGCGCTCGGAGGCGTTGCGGTCGCTCTTGAACTGCGAGCGGTACGCGTCAGCGAACCAGGACCGTCCCTCGCGGGCGGTCTCGCGGGTGTAGGTGCGCGGTTCCTGACCGACGCGGGCGACCTCGTCGTAGGCCGGGCGAACAGCGGCCGGGGCCACTTCCCGGGCGAGACGGTCAGCGGCAGCGTCGCGCTCTGCCTCGCCGTCGAGCTCGGTGACGCGCTGGCGCAGGACATCAATCTCGTTGTCGAGACCGTCCTTGGACGTGCGCAGTTCGGTGATGCGGGCGCGCTGCTCGTCAGAGACGGCGTCGATCCCGCGGAGGGTTTCCAGTTCGGTGGCGTGGGCGTTGCGGACAGTCAGCTTGTCGGCGATCTGCGAACGAAGCTGAGCAATGAGCTGGGCAATGGTCATGGTGACATGCCCCTTTCTCCCGCCGTAGCGGGCTCAGGTGGGTTGGGTCAATCGCTCTGTCAGCAGCAGGCAGTGCCACGCGGGCCGGGCGAACGCGGCGCGCTGGTCTTTACGCGAGGTGCAGAGTGTGGTGCGCCTACAGGTGGCGCAGGGCGGTATCCCCATTTGCTATGAGGTCGCGCCCGGTCATGGGGAACCGGGCGCGCAGCTCGGCAAGTGCCTGCCGCGCTTCCGTGTCGTCCATGTCCCGGATCAGATCCGGAAGATTTGATGCGCGGAGACCGGCGCCGGCGGTGTGGGGGCTGGCCCCGTACCCGACGATAGCGACGTCGCCGCGGTGAATGTCGAAGGCCTGGATGCGGTACTCGGTGTAGTCCGGGGACCAGACGCCCGAGGTGATCCGGAACTTGAAGGACATCTCGTCAATCAGGCCGGAGCGGAGCTTGGGCACGATGTACTGGACATCGTGGTCCGTGGCGTCCAGCTCTGGAGCGTTCACGTGCAGGCCCTCGTCTGTCTCCGTGAGGATCAAGGAACCGTTGGTCGTGCGCGCGATGCGGCGTAGATCCTGGTGCTGCAGGACCAGCGGCACATCGAGGCCGGCCTGGGACAATGAGTCCGTGGCAGCACCGGCAGACACGACTTCGGTGTACGGGCCGAAGTAGTCGTACATCTCGTAGCCGCGTTCGTAGACCGAGGCGAGGCCCTCGAACTGCAAGGCGCTGTCACCTTCGGCCTGCCGGATCTGGATTCCGTGGGCGCGGGCACTGACCCGCGCCGGCGAGCCGTCCTCTTCAGAGCACCGACGCTGCGACGGGCGGTTAGCCCTGGCACTGACCGAGGCTGCGCGTTCGCGCGCCGCCTCCTGCGGGTCCGGGATCATAACGTGTCTCCAATCGGCGAGCTGGGATTGATGTTGGCGCCTGCGCTCTGAAGGATTACGCGGGCTTCTTCCTCGGATATGACCGTCCCGACACCGAGGTAGATCTTCTGGACGATCTCCGCCAGCTGCTTCGCCTCGGCCGCCGGCGACTGCTCAGACTCAGCGCCTCGGAATATGTCGAACTCCTGAAGCTGCTCGGGCGTGAACGGCGCGAAGTTGTTCAGGGCCCGGGCCTCGGATGGGGCCAGGGTGCGGGAATCGATCTGCAGCTTGAACATGCGCTGCCGCGTCTCCGGGTCCATCCGGAGCATGGCGTCCGTGTTGAGCTTCACCTTGCTGGGGGAAAGCGTGAGCCTCGACAGTGCACGCTCTCTGCGCATGACCGCAGGGCCCATGTTCATGATGAGCAGCTGCAGGTTGCGCTGGGTGACGTTGGCGTATGTCACCGCCGACCCGGAGATCGGGGCATCGATCATGTCACCAGGGACTCCGAAGAACCTGGCGATATCGGAGATGGAGAACTCCATCTCCTTGATGAACTCCGACTCGCTGGCCTTCGCCTGCAGCATGGAGTATTCCCAATCGCTGCCCGTGACGAAGGGTTCGCCGATGCTGACGGATGCGAGGAACCGCTGCTTGGCGACAGCCGATTCCGCAGGGTCCAGCTTCCTACCGGTGTTCTTTAGGATGGCCCCAGGCACCGCCCCATTGCTGAACCAGTCCAGTGCAAACTGCTGAGCGGAGAGCGCACCGCCGATGGATGCTGCGGCGTAGGCCACCGGTGACAGCCCGACGTGCGAGCCGGACGTCGTGAACTGCCGTTCGTGCCAGACGTCGGCCGGGTCATACTTCGTCCCGCTGATCCTGTAGTGATCGATGCGACCCTTCTTGACCACGACGGTCACCTGTTCGGCTGGCTGCGGGTCGATCAGTGTGGGCAGCGCCATCCCGTCACGCCCGGCAATCAAGCCGAACGAGTTGCCTATCTTGTCCAGATCCGACTGGGTCGAGTACATCCATTCGCTGATATCCATCGGCTGACCATCGCCATGGCTGGACGGTGTGATCAGGACATTCGGCTTGGGCGCCTCGGTGTCCATCATCTGACCAGGCAGCCGCCGGAAAACGTCAATGGGCATGGACGACATCAGGTCAGCCCTCAGCCTGATAGACGCCCAGACAGCGGAGTGCTTCAGTGCCGATGAGGTGGTGACGGATACTGAGGCGCCCTTCTTCCCCAGTCGCTGGGGGAGCAGGGAACCGAGATCAGCTGAGCGCTGGCGTAAGAGACTCACTGCGTGGACCTCCTGCGATCAATCAGCCACGAAATGAGGAGCAGCCCGAGGCCACCCACCCCTATGCCGCCTGGCAAATAGAACAGCCCGACCGCGAGCGCAGCGGCCAGAAGGATGAGCAGCATGCCGATCAGGTCCAGCCAAGAGGTCACACGTTCCACGGGGTCCTGCCTTTCATCCGAGGGAGTCCCCGATGTTGTAGTCGTCCGGCGCCTTTTCCTTGAACAGCCAGCGGGCGAACGTGACGGCGTAGAGCGCGGAGATGTCGGCTAAGGTCTTGTTCCTCGCGAAGATCCACACGCGGCCGCCGACGTACTGCTTGATGGCGTTTGCCATTGCCGTGTTCAGCAGCTGGTCGTTCTCAAATCGCAGCGTGCCGGCCAGGGCGTCGTCGTGAAGTCCGCCGCAGGCATCGACCCGGCTGGGGCCGGATACTTTGATGACGTCGAATCCTTCGTCTTCGAGGTCGCGAATGAGGGACTTGGCGGCGCCGTTCCCATCGAGTGCTACGGTGTTGCCGCCGAATTCGTTGCGGAGCTGGACCAGAGTGTTGACCACACCGGCGGTGCCGACCATGCGTTCGTACACTTCGAGGTAGCAGACGGCGTCCGGGTCGGTGGCTTTGGCGGCCATCCCGATTGATGTCCATTCCCTGTCGGGGGATGTGTCGATCGTCCAGAACGGTGTGCCCGTCCAAGCGTCCGTATCGGGCGGTAGGTAGCAGCCCTCCCAAGCTGCCGTCGGGATCACCCGCGGCGCGGCCTTCGCCTCAGGCCACCATCCGAGATAGGCGCGCTCGAACTCGCCCGGCTCGGTCATGCTGTCTCGCTCTGCCATCACATCTGCCAGGGAGATTGTGTGGCCGATGGCGGGGTGGCAGTTCAGGACCGTCTGGGGGTCGTTCGGGTCGTCGTCTCTGGAGGCGGAGTATTCGAAGTAGGCCACGCGTGATTCGCGGCGTGACTCCACAAGGGCCTGCCCCATCTCCACTTTCGGGGCGAGGTAGGTTGATGCTGTTGTGCCGGCGGCTGAGAGTATCCATTTCTGGGAACCCTTGACCGTGATCATGGTCGGTGAAATGCCCTGCTCAATTTCGCCGTCTACGTGTGCATAGGCTTCATCGATGTGAGCTTCATGGTTGGTGTCGCCGTGACCTGAGTTCTTACCAACGGCGTCGATGCCCAGCTTGGATCCAGTCGACCAACGGAGGGTCTCGGAACCTGTGGTCCAGTGGGGTTTGCCCATGAACTGCTTCAGCGGTGACTCCATGATTGGCTCGTGGAAGTCCTCGTGCAGGCGCTTCAAAGCCTTGATGCGGTTCTGCGCGGTGTAGATCATGCGTGCGTTGCGCGTTGTCAGCGCACGGTGCGTGAGTTTCCCGCGGCTGATCGAGGTCTTGCCGATCTGCCGGAGCCCGATCAGGATGATTGTCTTGTACCAGTACAGCCCTGTGACCGGGTCGATTTCGCAGGCGACGTCCAGCACGTGCTGCTGCCACGGCATGGGGTCGTTGTTGAGTGCCTTCATGACCTTGCCAACAGCTCGCCCCCTGGTCTTGCGGGCAAGGTTTCGCGGCGTGCCGAATCTCGGTTCAGGGTTGCGGGGTGCCTCAGTCATCCTGCGTCAGCGAGGCGAGGAAGGCGTCGGCTGCATCGGCCCCATTGCTGGCCGGCCCTGAGGTTTTACGCAGACGGTCAAACACGTTGAATAGTCTCGACTGCATTCCCGAGATCAGATCCAGTCGCTGAATGCGCGGGATCTGATCGAGTACACGGGCGTCGTACTTGGCCAGGACGATCAGGGTGCTCGCGAACGGCGGGTCCGCGAACTCCATTTCCTCAATCTCTTCGGTGAGTGTGGACTCGATCAAGCCAGCCGGGCCCGACCAGTCAAGGTCGAGTGAGCGGTCAAGCCCGAGATCCTCGTCAGGGAAGATCTCCGCGAGCGCCTCAGAGGCTTCGGTGGTCTTCTTCTTCGCCCGGTAGTCGGCCATGTACTTGCGCTGGCCGGCACGGCAGAGGTTGCACTTGCAGCCCTTCCGGTATCCCTTGCGGCCGGGTGTCGAACCGTGCTTCGGTTCCGGGGTCGTGGGTGCCATGAAACCTCCTCGTGTTACAAGGGGCGGCTACCTCTGTAGCTCGCTACCCGGGAATTTTCGCAGGCACAAAAAATGGAAGATGCGCGGGTCGCCCACACCCCGGATTCCTAAAAAATCCGTGTGTTCTAGCGGAAGTTCATCGCGTCCCGGAGCTTCGAGCGAGGTCTTTCGACCCGTTGGGCACCGGCCTTGACCAGGCGGCGGCGATGGTTTTCTTTCTTCACGTTGCATCCAAGATGCATGGGCTGAAGGTTCCAATGTGCGGTCGGGTGGCCACCGTCGGTCAGTGCAGTGATGTGGTCAAGGGAGGGGCCGAGCGGATGCCGAGGTCGAAGGCCGAACAGGATCTCCTCATTGCACCAGGCGCAGACCGCGCCGGGGATGCAGTACCTCTTGACGAGGCGTTGCCATGGCCTGCCGGACCTGCCACGCCTCGGGTCCCACTCATCAAGCGCCGGCATGGACCACCACCTTGAGCACATGACAAAGGCCCCGCTGGTAAACCGGCGAGGCCCTGGGGACAACTATCCCCTCGATTTGCCACACTATCGCGAATTAACCCGGTTGCGCTACTTGGAACCTCGCGTGTCGTGCCAAGCGCCCAACACCTCGTGCGGGTGATAGGTCGGCAGCGGCTCGGTATCCACTGGTCGCAGCTTTCCCCGTCGCGCCCAGTCCCGGATGTCCATGCTGGTGATGGCTATCCTGGCGTTGGCCCTCAACCAGGGAAGCAGCTGGCGGGTTGGCATGGGTGGCGCGATATCTCGGACACGCTCACGGTTAGCCTGATGATCGACCCACGTTTCTTCGGGGCCCCACACCAGCTCGCGAGCCTGGGGAACCCAGATCCTCGCCATGTACAGGGTTTGGCCGGCGTCGGGGTTGTCCACCGCTTCGGCGTGAGCACTATAAGGCAGCTGACACAGCCAGGACCTCAGCAGCAGCGCGTCGAGATTGATAGGCGGCTTGGACCCAGGGTGGCCACCACCGCCACCGCTGGAGCCGGGGCTCCTCGTGACACTGGTCCGGGCGATGGGACCATCGAGCAGGCGCACCAACGCCGAGACGTCTTTGAGTAGGCCAGCCAATTCGACGATGCATCCAGTGCAGAGGAAGATCGTGGTTTCCCGGTGGCAGTCAGTCACGGTGCAGAACAGTTTCGGAATGAAAGCAGTTGAGTCTGGCATGTCTAGTTACGTCCTCTGCTGCGTGGGCGTCCGCGCCTGGATCGATTGTTATTCGGTGAGACCTTGGTGAGTGGCTGGGCTGGGCTCACGGCCATACCAGTACCTGCCCGACCCGCCCCGTCCAGACCCGTCCCGACATATCCAGATTTTGTGGGCAGGTGATCTGCCGGATTTGCCGAATCGGGTTCCGTTGCTCCTGGTGCCGTTGCCTGACCGGGTGTTGCTTCCGATGTCGGGCCGGGGTTGGAGCCGGTTGTTTCCGTTGCCTGGCCGGGTGTTGCTTCCGTTGCCGGGCCGGTGTGATGCGGCTTGATGGGGTGGGACGGTTCGTTGGCTTTGACGGTGTACCCGTGCTTGGCAAGCCAGGTGACGGTTGATTGGCGGTAATGCGGTGCAGGCGGCGGCGGCAGGAGAGGGTAGCGGTTGTCGCGGTCGTCGTAGTCGCGCCGGCCGCTGTTGCAGCTGCCACATGCCACGACGAGCGTTTCGAGGGTGCCGGGCTGGCCGGTGTCCCCGCGGTGGTCGTAGGTGCCTCTACGACCGGACTTCTTGTCTCCGAAGTAGACGATCTGCCCGCAGTACCGGCAGGCGTCTCCATCGCGGTGACGGACAGCCGAGGTCAGCTTCGTGTCCCTGGAGTCCCGGGCCTGCTGCCTGTCCCATTCGACTTCCTCGCGGAGCCGGATGTGAAGGAAGTCCGTGTCCTCGATCAGCTTCCAGCGAGGGGCGCCGTCCGGTTCGGTCTCGGCAGTCAGCAGCCCGGCCTTCACAGCAGCGTCCGTGACGTTGCGCCAGTTCGATCCGCCCATCATCTGGGCTGTGCCGAAGTCGATGTAGTAGTCCGTCATGTGGCCGGCGGACTGCATCGCACAGCGGAAGAGGAAGCCGGTCACTTCGTTGAGCGCCCGGTCGTCCTCTCCCAGGTATGCGACCTTCATGAGTGGCGGGTACGTTGCTGCATTGTCTCCGCTTCTGAGCCATGCCACCTATCACTGCCCTTCCTTTTCTGCCTTGCGGTCGTGGATGGCCTGCACCAGGGCAATGCCCTCGGGATCGGCGAGCGCCGGGTGATCGGGCTCGTCGATGATGATCGTCCGGGTTGAGGTCGGGATCGTGTACCTGGTCATGAGAGGTGCGGCTCTATGATTTCGACAACGCGGTTGAATACGGCGTCAGTCAGGTTGCGGACGTTGTTGGGCGGGCTCGGCTCGTCCTGCTTGATGGTGCCGCCGGCGTGGGCGATCTCGGGGAGTCGCCGCATCCATCCTTCCCGCCAGGCGTTGAGGTTGCCGGATACTTCTTCGTCGCGGATGGGCATCAGGATGCCGAGGAACGACTCTCCGCAGCTGATAAGGATTCGACGCGAGTCGTCGGTCGGTTCGATAACGAGCGGTTCGCCGTAGGCGGCGGCCGCGGTTGCGAAGAGCTTGACCAGGCGTCCGGAGGCGGTCAGACGCTTGGGCATTACGGGCTCGGCCAGGACCGCGCTCATGAGCATGCGCCCGAACGTCACCGGGTACTCGTTACCGTCCTCCCTGGGTATCGTCAGCTCTTTGCCCGGGAACAGGCCGGAGACGTCCAGCACGGTGATCGTCTTGTTCTTGATGGTCAGCCGCAGCGCCTCACCGATCTCGCCTTCCTTCTGCTTGCCGCTCGACTTGAAGAGCGCCAGCAGCTCTTTCGCGACATCGACCGGGAGATTGAAAGCATCGGTGTCAGGATCGCCGGTCAGCCCGTCCGCTTCCCAGACGGATGCCGCCGAGTGGCCGAGGGTCTGCATGTTGCATGCGGTCAGGTAGAGGTTGTTGTCGGTGGCGGTGAAGTGTACGACGGCGTGGGCCGGGCTGTCCTTCACGTCGGCCGCGTGCGGGATGACCGACTGAAGCGCCTGGCGGACGTCCAAGGTGTTGACAGTAAGGATCATCCGGTCACGCCCGATACGTCGACAAGCCAGATGGCCAGCGGTGCACAAACTGCTGCCTGCAAGCAGTTGAGCTGCAACCCGCCCCGGCCGGTCCACACCTTATTGCCGATGTACACGACCAGAATCCGAAGTACTGCGACCAGCGCAAGCAGGCCAGCGAGGATCGCTACGGCGAGTGCAAGGTAATTCCAGAAGTTCATGTGTTGTCGCTTCCTGTTCCGTGGGTGGGGCAGTCGGGGTTAGTTGGTCGTCTATGGGCCTGGCTCGGGTTGTAGCGCCATGGTGGGCAGCTGCAGCCTGGGTCACGGTTCGGGACGCGGTTCCAAGAGGACGCTGCGCCTACGCCTACTACGTGCTCCCTGGCCATGGCTCCCTCTCTGGATCCTGCGGGGTTATTTCGGGGGCCCGCCCGGATTCGAACCGGGGCCGGTTGCTTACTTCCTCATGGGGGGATTGGTTTCAGCAGGTGGCTGCCTATCGGGCCCGTGCGGCGCCGGGTGTGCCCGGCGCCTGGTTTGGTTACGAGACGCGGGCGCGACGCTTTTCCAGGTAGTTGCTCAGACCCGGGTCTGCGGCCGGTGGTTCCTCGCCTACCTTGGGGCGGGGAACCGCGGGCGGTGGTGGTATCAGCGCGGTTCCGGTTTGGACGGCACGCTGCACTGCTGCCATGTCATCGGCCGGTGGGGCGGCCGGACGGGGCTGGCCTTTTGGGATCGGGGCCCGGGCGTAGACGCTCCAGGTCTTCCCGTCGTCGTTCTTCCTGGCGGTTGACTCGCATCCGTTCTGACGGAAGGCGGTAGGCGGTGCTGTCGTCTTCCAGTCCGGGCTGATCAGCGCCCATTTGCCGGGGTTCTGCTTCAGCGCTTCGATGACGTGTTCGTAACCTTTACCGCCGCGGCTGGGCGGGTCCTGCCAAACGAGTTCAACCATGTTCCTTGCCTTCCTTTAGGAGCAGCGGCATTCGCCGGTGTGCTGATTGATGACGCCGTTGCATGAGCCGCAGCGTTCTAACTGGGTGGGCTTATCGTTCTGCGCTTTGGTGGTCATGCTGCCCCTCCGTTCAGGTTGGTTCCGGACTCACGGCAGGCGCCGATAGTCAGGAAGCCGTAATCGAAAGCGGTCACGCGGTCATCGAACACGGGCTCATCGATCACGTGGACGATCTGGTCACCGTCCCAGCAGGAGAGCAGCCAGCGCCCGTCCTCGGTCCGCCGGACTCCCGCCCGCGGGTACCGGGCATCCATCACCACGAACGGATCATTCGGCGAGCGCAGCGGGGTCGGGGCCGGCAGCGGTCGGGTAGCCAGGTACTTATCGATGGCGTCGTCGTATTCTTTGAGGGCTTCGACGTGGTCGAGTACAGCGGTCTGGGCTTTCCACTGCTTGCCAACAGGTGCGGGGTCGCTGAGGATCTCGGGGCGGTAGCCGCAGAGGCAGACGGGTTCGTTGTCGGGGTTGCGGGTGAGCCCGTGGTTACTCATCGTCGTTGCCCTCTGCTTCGTGGTGGTAGGTGATGACGGCTTGTTCTGCTTCGGTCCACTGGTAGCCGTGGACCGTGGCGAGCCTGCCCCGCCACGCTTCGGTGGACTGCCAGCCGGGGCCGGCGCGCCATCCGGATACGTCATCCATGTGGATCTCGCGTTCGAACTGATCCACGTGCATGAGGGCCACGAGCTGGGGAATGTTCAACTTCTCGACCGCATCAATGACTTCCTGCTGGTCGATGTCTTCGTCTTCGAGGCCGAGCCAGGGTGCGATGTCACCAATGTGGTGCCGCTCGAGCACGTAATCCACGAGCATCTCGTGCGTCTTGTCAGCTGCCGGCTTCTGGATCGCTTCCTTGATGAACTGCGTCCGGACTTCCATGGCGGTGGCTAGGCCCCGAGTGAGCTCCTGGCGGCGGATATCATCGGCGAGCTGCGCGGGCGTGCGCTGCGGTACGGTGGCGGTTGCGCTGGCGGGTCGTTCCTTGAGCCACGTGATTTCAGGATCGGACTCGTCGCAGATCGCGGACCAGCCCCCGGCGACTGCTTCGGCCACGGTCATCCCTGTGTAGGAGACGCGCCATCCCGTCCACGTCCAGTTCTGCCCTTCGGGGCGTTCGACGATGTCCACGCCGGCGCCTTGCAGCTCAGCGGTCAACCGGGGCAGGTTCTCCAGCCATGCCCGGGTTTTGGTTTCCTTGGCCAGCTGGAACGCCCAGTCGTTCGGCTTGTCAGCTACTCGGAGGAGACGCTTCGTGGCTGCCTCGTCGTCGGTGAAGTCGACCAGCACAAGCGCCTGGTCAATGTTCAGGGTGCGGTCCTCGATCTTGTCCTTGGCGTCCTCGGACAGATTCGCCAGTGCGATCCGTGACCGGACCAGGCTCTGCGAGCGCCCGGTGGCTTTCGCTATGGTCTTGACGTTGTAGCCGTCGAACTCGGCGAGCGTCTGGTAGGCGGCGGCTTCCTCGTTGATAGTCAGGTCGGTGCGCTGGGTGTTCTCGACCAGCATCGCCTCGAGCTGTTTCGGTTCGGTGTTGAGGTCTTCGCGAATCACGCAGGGGAGGACGTCGAGGTTGGCCAGCTGCGCGGCGGCGTACCGGCGGTGGCCCGCGATGATCACGTACTGGAAGGATGCCTGGCTGAAGTCGGGGGCGACGACGAGCGGTTGCATGATGCCCTGGGCGGTGATGCTGTTGGCAAGGTCAGTGACGATCCCGACGTCGCGGCGGACGTTCTTCGGGTGGATGGCCAGTGCGCCGATGGCGATCTCCTGGAAGCGGGTGCTCATAGCCCGGTGTCCTTCCTGGTGAAAGTGAGCAGCGCCTTCTCCGCTTCATGCGCGGCGGTAGAGGCTTCGTCCTCGACGTTGAGCGCGAGCTGCAGCGCAGTCTCTGCCTTGACTGACCCGGCCTTGGCGATGGCCAGCAGCCTGTTCGCGTTGACGCTCTTCCGGACCAGGGCGGCCAGCTCGACGTCGTCAACGGGTGACCAGGAAGGCCGGCGGAGGTGAGCGTTGGGAACGTAGTGCTGCATGGCTTTGTCCAGTACCGCCTGCTGCCCCTCCGTAAGTGGCAGCCCCGGCAGTGCGGTGACGGCGGCGGCGAGGGCCTGCTTGGGTTCGTTGCCGAGGAACTGCTCTTCGGTCTCCACTGGCTGTTCAGTCATTGTCTTGTCCTGTCTCGAATACGAATCCGGCAGCGCCGGTAATAAGGAAGGTGACGCCGGCGAGGTAGCCGGAGTTGATGATCGGGAAGGTGGCTACGGCTGCGAGTACGGCGAGCGCACCGAGGACCAGGAGCGGGAGGTAGAGGAAGGTGCGGCGGCGATTCCGGCCGACCCGCACTGACGGGGCTTTCACAGCGCCGCTCCCTGCGCGGCGGCGTTCCATTCGGGGGTGCCGCGGTGGATGTGGAGCGAGTAGTTTGCCCAGATGTCCCCGTTGAGGAGGATCTGGCCTTCGGTCTTGCTCTTGACCGAGACGTCGATGCGGTATGCATCGATGTCCACGTCTGCTTTGGATCGGTTCTGCCAGAACCACTTCAGCCAGGTGGTCATCCCGTCTGACAGTTCCCTGGCGTCTCGGAACTCAAGGTCGGGGTATTCCTTTAGTGGGCGGTGGCCGACCGGCTGGACGACGGCGAACCGTTTGATACGGGCCTTCAT